GAGATGCAAAAGCAGGTGCAGGAATTAACCGTGGAGGCCGCCGAATCCACCGGCGCCAAGGGACAGAAGGAGAGCGACTGGCGCACCACGCTGATCATGATCGGCATGCTGCTGTCGACGATGTTCTCTCTTCTCGCGCTGCTGAAGAAAGGATGATGGCCGTGACCATTGCGGAAATAGCCGATGCACTCGAGCGGGCGCCGCGGCAAGGTGCAGAGAAGGACAAGCCCGAGGGATCGCGGTTCGCGACGTTTAGCGATACCGCGCTCAACCAGATGGCGCGCGACCTGCGGCTGGCGGCCGGAGACCGGCCCGACAGCGAAGCGTTTGGGGGACTGCAGTCGTGACGGCGATCCTCGACTGGCTAGGCCAGTATTTCAATCTGCGACCGCGCGACAGCGCTCCGAAAAGCCTCCTGACGCTGGCCAATGAACCGAGGCCAAGGGGCAAGGTGAAGACCTCCGGGCTGTATGTGGTCGAGGCCGACTTCGCGGTCTCTCCGGACACATACAACAACCTCCAGGCGATGCTCGATACCTTGCGCGAAAAGTACGGTCTGGACTTCCTGATTCTCGAACCGGGTTTCAAACTGAAGCGCTTCGATGACTACTGATCTCGCAACACGACGTCCCATCCCGCTCCTGCGGCGCGATTGGGACGCGCGATCCCCATCGACCGGCCGCTACGCGGTCCAACGCGTCGTGGGGGAATTGGTGGAAGGATACCGCCGCCGGCATGCCCAGCGGTTCTCCTACGATGGCGCGAGCGCCGGACGGCGCGCGTACGGGTGGTATGCCGTATCGAGCGACGCCAACGTCGAGCTGATGGGTGCGCTCATCTGGCTGCGCAACCGCAGCCGGGAGCTGGTGCGGAACAACCCGTACGCGGCGCGCGCTCTCGAGGAGTTGGCGGGCAACGTGGTGGGAACCGGCATCGTGCCGAAGGCCAAGACTGGTGCGCCGGCCATTGACGCCATCATCGACGCGGAGTGGCCGTGGTTCTGTGAGCAGTGCGACGAGCCGCAGCGCATGGACTTCTACGGGATGCAGAGCCTGACCACGCGGACGATGGGCGAGAGCGGCGAAGCGATTGTCCGATTCCGGCCGCGCCTCATCGACGCCGGCCTGCGAGTGCCGCTTCAACTCCAGATGCTCGAAGCGGATTTCCTCGACCAGAGTCGGACCATGGGGCTCGTCAACGGACATGTGATGGAGGGCGTCCAATTCGACGAGGAAGGCCATCGCATCGCTTACTGGCTGTTCAGCTATCACCCTGGCGGCGTGCTGATCCTGAACCCGCGCGGCGGCATCATCAGCCAGCCCGTGCCCGCCAACCAGATCATGCATGTCTACCGCGTCCTCCGGCCCGGCCAAGTGCGCGGCATCCCATGGCTCTCGCCGGTCATGATGGCATTGCGCGACCTGGACGATTACTGCGACGCCGAACGTGTCCGCAAGAAGATCGAGGCGTGCGTGGCGGCGTTCGTGACGCAGCCGGAGGGCGTCGATGGCGATCCGGTGGGCATCGCAGGAACCGATCCGATGACGACGGTGGGCGTCGAGACGTTCCAGCCAGGCATGGTCGAATATCTGAAGCCGGGCCAGGACATCAAATTCAACAATCCCCCGCCGGCGGGCGGCTATCGCGAGTACAAGATGACCGAGTTGCAGGGCATCATGGCCGGCCTCGGTCTGCCCTACGAGTTGGGGACCGGCGATATGTCGCAGGTGAATTACTCCTCGTGGCGCGGCGGCATGCTGGGCTTCCGAAACACGATTGAGAACTACCGCTGGCTCACGCTGATGCCCCTGTTCTGCATGCCGGTCTGGCGCCGGTTCATCGACACGCTGGTGCTGCAAGGGAAGATCCCGGTTGCGGCCACGAAGGACCCGAAGATCAATCTCAAGCAGGTGCAGTGGACCGCGCCGCGCTTCGAGAGCGTTGACCCGGTGAAGGACGCCGAGTCGGTTCTGAAGGACGTCCGCATTGGCCGCAAGACGTGGTTCGAAGCGGTGCTGGAGAACGGTTACGATCCGACGACCCAGCTTCAGCAGATTGCGCTGTTCAACAAGCTGGTGGACAAATACGAAATCATCCTCGACGTGGACCCGCGCAACGTCACGCTGCGCGGCCAGGAGCAGCCGGCCAACACCGAGGAGCGTAAACCCGACAGCAAGCCCAGCGGCGGTGGTTCCGGAAGCCAGGGCCTCGGCATCCACGCGCTGACCGAGGAAGACCTCGCCATGGTGAAGGAACTCGTGGTTGCCGGCATCAACCGCACCAATCAGACCTTCCAGATCACAACCCGGATGTATCGGGGATAGTTCGCCGCAAGCAATCACCAAAGGAGACCAGACGATGCCGCTTACCGAACAGCTACGGGAGCAGGGAGTGCATGCGCCGGTATCGCCGGCACTGTTGGACCCCCCGCCCCAAACGACCAACAGCGCCACTGTGACCACGACGCTGCAACAGAACGGGACGGTCACCAACATCCAGCCGGTCGCTGTCGCGTTGCCGTCCGGTACGACCGTCGAGATCGTGCCGGAGACCACCGTGGCGGTTTCCGGGCCGGAGGTCGTCACCACGAGCGTCAAGGAGGTGCCCGCCGAACTGTTCGGCGACGCCACGGTGCTGCCTTCCACGGCGAACGCCAAGGACGGCACTATCGATGTCGTCTGGTACAGCGGCGCGATGGTGCCGCGTATCGACCGGAACAGCGGCGAGCCCTACATGCTCAAGCTCGACATGGCGGGCGCCAGGCTTGACCGACTGAACAACGGTGCGCCGGTCTTCGATACGCACTTCAGCGGTGACGACTTCAAGTCGCTCATCGCCGGCAAGGTAGGCACGCGCGCCCAGGTGGGCGTGGTGCAGCGCGCGTGGGCCAACGGCCCGAAGGGAATGGCCACGCTCAAATTCGACCTCGACGACACCGACAGCGCCGAGTTGTTTCGCAAGGCGTCCACCGGGATCGTGCAGAACCTGAGCTTTGGGACGTTTATTTACAAGCGGGAGAAGACCGACATGCAGACCGAGGGCATGCCGGAGGGGAAGCCGCCGTATCTCAACGACCAGGAGATCGGGATGTTCAAGGCGACCGACTGGGAGCCGTTTGAGATTTCTCCGTGCCCCGTGCCGGCGGATTTCAATACGTGTTTTTTGAAAGCGGAACCCAACGGTGAAATCGCAGTCTTCGGTGCGCCCGACCAGGGCGTGATTGATGCAATCCGGGCACTCAGCCCACAAAAGGAGAAACCTGCAATGCCGGAAACCACGCAGGCTACGGGCGCGGATGCCCGTGTCGTAAACGATCAGGCTTTGGCCGCCGCCCGTGAGGATGCGATCAAGGCCGAGCGGTTGCGCGTCAGCGAGATTACTGCGCTGGGCGCCACCGTCCAACCCTATGGCATCGATGGGCCGACCATCGTCAGCAAGTTCATCGCGGATGGTATCTCGGTGGACGACGCCCGCAAGCAGTTGTTCGCGGCGATGGAGCAGCACGGCAAAAAGGACGGGCAGGGCGGGGTCTTCATCCCGAACCCCAATACCGGTGGGACGTTGGGCAACGGGAAGGATGCCCTGGTCAAGCGGCTGGAGTGCATGCAGGCCGCGATCACTCTGCGCGCCGATAGCCGGTTCTTTCTCGCCCGCCATCCGCTGTCCGGAGGGTATCTCGCCGGCTGCGGAGAGCAGCAGCATCGCGAAGCCGAAGAGAAGGGGCGGGAGTACCGAAACTTCAAGCTGATGGACATGGCGAAGGAGTATCTGCAACTCCGCGGCGTGGACTGCCGCGGCTGGGACTCCAATCGCATCGCGGAGACCGCCATGCGCGCTCCGTCTCGCAGCGTGGAATATTTCGAAGGCGGCGCGGAGTCGACCTCGGACTTCCCCGCGATCCTGGCGAACGTCGCCAACAAGACCTTGCGCCAGGGATACGAAGCGTATCCCCGGACGTTCCAGCCGTTCTGCCGCCAGATGACGGCGGCCGACTTCAAGCCGATCAACCGCGTGATGTTGGCGGATGCGCCCAGCCTGCAGCAGTTGAATGAAAAGGGCGAGTACCACCGCGCGCAGTTGACCGACAACAACGTCAGCTACCAGCTCGCCACCTACGGCGAGATCGTGGCGATCACCCGCAAGGTCATCATCAACGACGACCTGCAGGCGTTCACCCGCGTCCCGGCACTGCTCGGCGTGGCCGCTGCCCGCCTCGAGTCCGACACCGTCTGGAACCTCATCATCAATAACCCGTCCGCGATCTACGCCGGTGACGCCGTGGCCACCGCGCTGTTCGCCGCCGGTCACAGCAACCTGCTGACTGGCGCCAGCACCAACATCAACCCGCAGACCAATCCCGGCACTACCCAGGCGCCGGGCCCGCTGGCGGCGCTCGCCAACGGTCGCCAGAATATGCGCCTCCAGAAGGGGCCGCAGGGTACTCCGCTGAACCTGATTCCGCGGTTCATCGCGGTGCCCACCGCCCTCGAAACTTACGCACTCCAGTTCATCTTCCCGATCAACCTCGCTTCGGCGACTCCGGGTTCGGTGGTGCCGGAGTGGGTGCGCGGCCTCGTTCCGGTCGTCGAGCCGCGTCTCGATGCCGCGAGCGAAATCGCGTGGTATCTGATCGCGGACCCGGCGCAGATCGACACCATCGAGTACTGCTACCTCGAAGGCCAGCAGGGCGTATACATCGAGACCAAGCAGGGCTTCGAGATCGACGGCGTGGAGATCAAGGCGCGCATGGACTTCGGCGCGGCGGCCATCGACTATCGCGGCCTGCAGAAGAGCGCGGGAGCGTAAGCGGTCGAGTAGGCGCGGCTGGATGAAAACACCGCCGGGCCGGTTCGCCGGCCCGGCACAGGAGAACGAGAGGAAGCGATGAAGAACTACGTTCAGCAAGGCAAGACGATCACGGTGATCGCGCCGTACGCCGTAAGTTCCGGCGGCGGCGTGGAGGTCGCCGGCACGGGATACCTGTTCGGTATCGCCGTCAACAACCAGAACCTCGGCGACAACATGGAAATGCAGGTCGAGGGCGTCTTCGATCTCGCGAAGGACACGAGCACCTTCAACGAGGGCGATTACGTGTACTGGAACAACACCGCGTTCCAGGCGACCTCGACGGTTGGCACCAACAAGAAGATCGGTGTCGCCGTCCTGATGCAGGCAAACGGGAATGCGGCGCCCGGTGGTGCGGCGGGCGATCCGACCGTCCGTGTGCGCCTGAACGCGGCGTTCTAAGGAACCCTTTTGGAGGGGCGGCGGTTCTTCGTCAGCCGTCCCTCCGCTCTTTCTCTTCTATGCCCGATTGGTCTGCCACCGCAGCGAGCGTGAATCTCAGCATGCAAAATGCGTTCGGCGAATCTGTGGAATACCAGCCGATGCAAGCGGGAGAGGCGGTCGGCACCGCGTCCACGATCACGATCATCCGGCGCATCCGCGAGCGGATGGAAGCAGGCGCGGTGGCGAGTGTTGAGGAGATCGACGTGAACCCGACGGATCTTCCGGCGCTGCCCGCGCGCGGCGACGTCGTTGAAGCCTGGGGAGCGGTCTTCACGGTGACCACCGTGAGGCAGCCCGATCCGTACGGGATGATTCACCTCACGCTGACAATGCAGCCGCCGTCGCGATGATTAACCCCAAAACGATTCTCGCGGAATGGGTTACCGCACTCCAGACTCTGCCGAATCTGGTGGAGGCGCTGGGCGGCAATTCCGCACAGATACAGTTCTATTCCGAGAACATCACCGTCTTCGGGCAGCCCACCCAGGCGAACGTACGGCTGGCGGTGCTGTCGATGCCACCCGGCTCGCTGATGATCGTCTGGAACGGCAGCGGGCCCGGCAGGCTGGGGAACGCGCTTGTCTTCGTTCACCATTTCGCGCTGTTTCTGCGCGCGCCGGAAACTGCCAACGTCGGCTACGAGGATCTCTGGACCTGGATCGTTGAAGACATCCCAGAGAACAGCACGCTTAAGATGCTCCACACTCAGATCGATCCGAACGCCGAGCCGATGGACTTCTATTTGCCGGAGGCGCGGCGCAACACTATCGTGATCAGCGCGGACGGAACTACTTTTGAATATTTCGAAGTGGCGGTACGGCTGATCGAGGCCACTAACCCGTAACCCGGTGCCAACCGGAGTCGAGGATACGATGCAGAACGTTCCAACATGTTTTATGCAATCGCCGCAGGGCGACGAGATCAAGGAGGTCCCGGCGACGAGCGCAGCCCTGACGCCCCTGATGGCTGCTGGCTGGCATCAGGTGCCCGCGCCGGTGAAATCAACCACCACTTCGAAGGAGGCCAAATAGCCATGGCTAACATAAACGAGCTGATGGATGGCTGGAGCTACGGGCAGCAGACGAACATCACCACGCCCGCCGCGCAGACGGCGATCTGGCGCCTTACGAATCTCAACACCAAGCCGTGGGCCAAGGTGCCGGTGAACGAAGACGACCGGGCTGAAATCGGCAAAGGGCATGAGTTCCCGACGCAGCTCTTCAAGTCGCACTACAACATGCCGACATACGAGATTTCGAAGTACTGCTCGTCCGAATTCTTGGCGTTCGTGATGGCATTCTCGCTCGGGAACGTGACCGCGGTTGCCGGCACCGGGGCAACGCCTCCCACCACGTACACGATTGTTCCGGCGATGGGAGCGACCAACCCGACCGGCCTCGAGCTGCCCTACTTCTCGTTCGTGCAGCAGATGCGGCCCGGAGCCTCGGCGATTCTGGATGAAATCCTCATCGGGTGCGCGATCAAGAACTGGAAGCTTGCGATCAAGAACTCTCCGGGCCGCGCGAGCGCCACCCTGGTGGCCGAGTGCGTGACCAGCGGCCGGTACCTGACGCCCAGCGGGATTACCCTTCCAGCGGGGGCTCAGCAGCTCCACGAGTTCAACGCGGGGATGGTCACCGCGTTGACCATCAACGGCATCAATTACCTCGCGGGCGGGTCCGGGAAGAACTTTGTGTCGCTCGACGCCTCGTGGGAAAACAACTTCCGGCCAGGCTTCTTCCCCGGTTCTGGCGAGCAGGACGGCTTCCAGATTCAGGGACGCTTCGAGTGGGGCGACCGGAGCTTCGCCGTGCAGTTCGTGGTGCGCGTGCAGGCGGGCTCGGAGGAATACGCCAACTTGATCAATCAGGTCATCGGCCCGGCGACAATCACCTTTACCCGCGACGCCAACAACGCGTTCACGATGGACATTCAATCGATGGGCTTTAACGTGGTCGAGCTGTCTAACACCGATGGCATCGCGACGATGCAGGTTACCGGCGTCCAGTTGTACGACCCCACCAACGGGCTCGTCACGATGTCGATCACCACACCCCAGGCAGGAATTTGCGCCGCCGCGTAGACGCGCGCCTGTTTCCGCCCGATATAGCAATCGATGGAACAGCAAACCAGCAATACTCTTTTTGACGCCTCGAAAACCATCGTCGTGCCGATCTTATCGGGCGGCGAGAAACGGTGCGAGGTCCGTTTCCCTACCGATGAGGAGTGGTGCGGGTGGGCCCGCGCCCAGCGCACTATTCGCCATTTCCTCGGGCGCGGCAAGTCGCAGAGCGAGGACATCGATCTTCCGAGGATCAACGCTGAGCTATTCGCAAAGATCCGCCTCGACAAGGATGGCCCGGCTTTCGACGACGCCGAGGCCGGCATGGTGATCGGGCGCGTCGAGCGGACGAACATCACCGGCATCGAACGCGAGGGCAATAACTACCGGATCGCGATGAAGGTTCCAGGAGCGCGCGTGATGCACGTGCTGCGCATGCCGACCGCCAAGGAGATGCAGGAGCACGAGAAGGCCTCGACCAGCGTGATGGCGGCGCGGCGCTCGGTGGAGACGCGGGCCTTCCTGGAGCCGAGTGGGGCGCTTTACGATAAGCTCCACGTCTCTCACGAGGGGTACGCGGGGACGGTGCCGATTGTTCACAAGTCGGCTTCCGTCTCCGAGGTGATCGCACACCTCGCTATCGAAGGCGACGACGACCCGGAATAGCTGGGCCCGACTCCCCAGAGGGGCCGGGCCTGCGATTCCTGATCCGGTCGGCGGTGCGGCAGCAATCAGCCTGTGGCAGGGAGGAAGACTGTCCGGACCGCGTGTTTCGCTGCCGGGTGTGCGGCTACTCCTCGTCGGAGGAGCTGGATGGCTGCCCGGCTTGCAAAGCCGGATGGAAGGCGATTGACGTCAGCCACGGGCCGAACTGCCCGAAGAACCTGCTCGACGAGGCGATGGAGACGCCGAACGGGCTGCTGGTGCGCCGGTGCTTTCGACTGTTGAACGCGAAGACAATCGGCATCACGATCACGCTGGACGATATCACCGAGGAGGAGTTTCGGGTGATGGAGCTGATTGAAGCGGAACACAAGGACAGCATTGACGCGGCGGACCGGGACGCGAAGAGTTTTCAGGAATTGCTGCTGCGCAAACTCTCCAGGAGATAGCCGATGGGGTTTCGATTTCAGCCGGTGGTGCGGCACGCTCGCTTCGTTTATTCGCCGTATACCTCGGACGAGATGTTGGGCTTTGGCGAGCTGCTCGCGGACACCATCCGGCAACGCATCCAGAGTGGGGTGAACATCTACGACCAGGAGGCGGCGGCGCTCAAGCCGGGGCGCGACGGCCACAAGGGCTACCCGGATATGAAGACCGCACGCGGCCTCCAGCCGATCCGCGACTGGACGTGGACCGGCCACACGCTGCGCTGCCTGAAGGTTCTGGTTGTCAACGAGAACCGGGCCATCCTCGGATTCCTCGATGAGTCGTTGCCGGGCCGCCAGCAGACGGCGTCCGAGATCGCGTTCTACGGCAACCAGATCGAGCGGATGTGGGGTGTGTCGGAGCGCGACCGGGCGATCACCGTCTCGGCCATGGAGAACTATCGCCCCTTGGTGGTGGCGGTAGACGGCGCCAATGGGATGGACGACCAGGAGCGCGCCGCCGCCGAGCGGGCCTCGCGAGGATTCCGGCAGGTCGGCGCGCAGCAATACTTCAGCGGATTGAAACGAGTGGCATAGGATGCCGGCAGCAGAAAAGGTAATTCTCGAAGCCGAAGATACGACGGCGGGGCCGGTTCGCAGCGCGAACCAGAACCTCCAAAACTTCGAGCGGCAGGCCGAGGGTACGCACGGCAAGGTCATTCGCATTACCGATCAGACCCGCACGTCGATTCAAAGGCTGATCTCGTCACTCGAAAAGCAGGCCGAGACCTACGGCAAAAGCGGCGTCGACCGGCTGATCGCGCAACGCGACTCCCTGCTCGCGCGCTACGCAAAGGAGCCGCAGGCCATCGACGCGATCACCAGCGCGTACGACCGCATGATCGCCACGCAGAAGAAGGCCGACGCCACGGCGGCGCTCGAGAAGCAAGCCAAGTCGATTGAGACTTTCGGCGAACGCATCGCTCAGTCGGTCCAGAATCCGATCCAGGGAGCGGGGAGCGCGGTGACCGGGCTGCTCGCGAAGATCGGCCCGCTGGGCGTGGCACTCGGCGCGGGCGCGGCGGTTATTACTGGCTTTGCCATCGCCACGTTTGAAGCGGCCAAGAGCCTTGGGGAGTATGGCGTGCGCATCAAGGACGCGGAGATGCGCACGGGTTTGACGGCGAAGGAGGTCGGGCAGTTCGGCTTCGCGGCGCGCGCGGTGGGCCAGGACGTGTCGATCTTCGAACGCATGATGCGTGGGCTCTCGAACGCGGTTGACGATACCAGCAAGGAGGGCGAGAAGGCGCGCGCCTGGCTGCAACGGTTTGGCGTCGATATCCAAGGCGTGCGCACCGGCATGGTCCCCACGTCGACGGTCCTGCTACAAATCTCCAAGGGCCTCGAAGCGCTGCCGGCGGGCTTTGATCGCGACAAGGCCGCGATGGACCTATTCAAGCGGGCCGGGATCGAGGCTATTCCGGTCATGGATGGCTTGCGGGAGCGCATCCAGCGGGCGCGGGAGCTGGGCTTCGGGCCAAACGAATCCGACGTGAAGCGCTACGAGGAACTGAACCAGAAGGTCGTCGAGTTCGAAACGCGGTGGGAATCGGCGGTGCGCAACATCAAGTCGCTACTCGTCGATATGGCAAACGCCTTCGGTTGGGTCATCGACAAGATCGCAAGCAAAGCGCCCGCGCCGAGCAAGCAGGAGTTGGCGGAGCGTGAGGCGCATGCCAAGCGCATTGCCGATCTTCAGCAGCAGGGTACGGCGGCATTGCAGGCCCAGCAGAAGACTCTCCAGCAACAAGTAGCGCAGACCAAGCCCGGCATGATGGATTGGGTGAAGGAGGGCGTGGCTGCCGTCGGCGCGTATTACGGGTTCCCGACGCCGGTTGGCAAGCTGAGTGCCAACGCGGAACAGTGGGCCACGAATCAGACGAAGCTCGCCGACGTATCTGAGGCACTCGACGCCATCGCCGCGCGCCCCAAGCCTCACCCGCCGATGATCGAACCACAGGCGGGCCACACCGGCGACGAGGGCTACGGCGCCGCCGTGCGTTCAGCCCGGCGCGAATTGGCGAGCCTGCAGGGCGGGGGCGAGGACCGGTTTGCGGCAATCGCGGCAGAGCGCCAGGAGGCCATCGAAGACGCGCTCGAACGCTTCAAGGGGAAGGCTGGCCCTCTGGTCGAAATCTTGAAGCAGGTGTACGACGCCAAGTGGATCAAGGAGTACAACAGCGAGCAGGACCGCCTCAACAAAGAAATCGACGCGCAGAAGAAAAAGTGGGACGAGTTGGCCGGCAAGTCTTCGAAGGCCATCGGATCGGCGTTTGCCCAGGACATCGCCGAGGGCAACAAGAAGCTGGAGGAGCAAAGCAAGGCGGTGGCGAAGCTTGCCGCCGAGTGGGTGAAGCTCCGGGATGCGGGCGAGTCTCAGGCGCTCGCACATGCCAAGCGCATGATTGGGATTACCAGCGACGACGACGCGCTGGGAATCCTCAAGGCGCAGCAGGCCCTCGACTATGGGCAGATTGCGAAGACGCGCCAGGCGGCGCTAAGCAACCTCTCGACCGATCCTGTTGAGGCCATCGAACAGCGCATGGTCGCGGAGAAGGCTGCCGCGAACGCCGTTGGCGAGCTGCGCTACCAGTGGGAAGAGAAGCTCGCCGAGGCGCAGAAGAAAGCGGCCAAGGAGGCAAAGGACGCGCTCGATGCGCAGGAGAAATCCATCGAGAAGGTGCTGGACAAGCTCTACACCACACTCTTTACCAAACCGCGCGATTTCGGTAAAGACCTCGCGAAGACGATTCACGAGGAGGTACTCAAGCCGGTGGTGTCGGGCATCAGCGGCGTGACCGCGAACGTGCTGCACCCGATTATCTATGGCGACGACGGCAAGGGCGGGATTGCCGGCGTCTTCAAGAACATGTTCGGGGGTGGCAAGAGCGGCGACCCGGTCAAGGTCTCGACCGACCAGAACACAGCCGCGACCATCCAGAACACGGCGCATATCGCGGCGATGACCGCTGTGCTCGCGGGCGCGATGGGCATGTCGGCTCCATCGGTTCCTGCAGCTACCGGCATGCCCGGCGTCTCCTTGCCCAGCATATCCGCGCCCGCCGTCCCGTTCCCGACGCGGAACGGCGGTGGAGGCGGGGGCGGCAGTGTTGGTGGCGGGGGCGCGGGAAGCGTAACGGTCCTGGCCGGGCCCAGTTTCTCCGACCTTGCCAACCTGCCCCTGAACCACGACCGCATCGCGCAGACGCTCGATATGAGCGCGCCGATCAGCCAGACCGGGCCGAACGGTGCGTACAGCGAGTCGGCATTGGCGAACCTGCCAATGACCCACGATCCCGTGGCGCAGATGCTCGCCATGGCGGGTAGCGGCAAGCTGACCACGAGCGGTGGCGCTTCGTCCCTTCTAAAGAACCTCAAAAGCTCTGTCTGGAACCAGAAGGAGTACGACTCTCTCCAGGACTCGGGCAGCAGCGGCTTCGTGAGCGGGTTGGGTGCGGTCGCCAAGTCTCCGGCGGTCGGCGCCGCAGGGATGATGCTGGCCGAGAGCGGACTCCTCGGTTCGCATCAAGGCACTTGGGCTGGAGTCGGGATGGGCGCGGTGGGGGGGGCCGCCATAGGCTTCCAGATGGGCGGGCCGATTGGCGCGCTCATCGGTGGCGTGGCTGGCGCCGGCATCGGCATTGGCGAGAAACTTGCCGGTATCGAGTCGCCCCAGAAGAAAGCCCACGACGACATCAAGAGCATCTATGGCGTTGACATCCCACAAAACAGCGGCACCATCAAGCAGGTCGTAAGCATCGCGCAATCGCAGTTCGGTGGCGACATCGCGGTGGCAGTGCGGTCGCCCAACGTTCGGCAACTGGTCATGCTCTATTCGGAAGCCACCGGTCAGCACATGCCGCTCTCGGCGGCAACGCCGTACGCCGGGAGCCTCGTGGAATCGGGCGGCAACCTCTACCAGCAGGCCAGCTTTCAGAACAACGCGTGGCACAGCTACCAATCGGATCTTCCGGTGCTCGGCGGGCTTGGAGGCTCGGCGTATCCGACCACTCCCGGCCCGAACACTTCGAGCGGCACGGGCTCGACGTACCTGTCGCTCAACATCAACGGGCAGCCGATCACAGCGGATTTTGTCGCCGACCAGACTCTGGCTGCACAAAACGCAAGCTACGGGCGGACCCAGCAGGCGGCAAATCTTCAGGTGCCCGGTCTCATGGTTGCCGGTTAGCCGGCAGTAAAACAAACACTTCGATGCCAGGGAATCTGCTCGCAGCCGTGCCGAACGGAGTTATGCCGTTCACGCTGTGCGTCTCCTTCACCGAGGAGCGCGAATACGCGCAGCTCCAAAACCAGTA